ATCTTTCCTAACACAGAGTGTGTGGGAAAGTAGGAACTCCCGTTTTTTTACTATTCGATTTTTTATCGATTTTCGAGCAAACACGCGGCATTTATCGAGCCGTTTGTCAAACGTCTTTAGGGTTGTCAAATATTTGAATTATACGACAGAAGACAAATCAAGAATGAATTATCATTGGAAAAATAGAGAGGGAGAGTTGTCAAAATATACTAATTTTGATGATGATTTGCATATAGAATTTACAGCAACAGCATTGAAAGGACAAGTATTGGAGGTGCAAAGATACAATAAGAATAGACCAAAGACTAATGATGATATGTATATAGAAGCATTTGCAGAAATCGCATCGAGATGGCGGTTAGTGGGAAAAGATATTCAACCACATGATGCAGATCGAGCTTATTTAGAAGCCTTGATCCGGGTAGAGTTAAATATACCAGGAAATCAGGAAGGAAATTTTAGTCTTTTTCCTCATATACGTATTCCAAGTGAACGTAGTTTACCAATTCCACCAATAGAAATACTGGCAGCATATAGAGAATTTGATGAGCAGTATTTTAGTGAGTTTTTACCGGTGTGTGTGTGGAAGGGAGACTGGAATAAGTATATTTGGAAAGAATGTAGGATTGAGGATAAGGTGATAATGGCAGGTACTCCGTGGGTTCGTTATAGTACAGAGACAGTACCTGTGGGTATTCAGCAACCATTGTCGTTGAAGTATTTAATTCTTCGAACATTATCATTTTATAATCAAGCATTTGCAGGTGATGAGAATGGGCCTACGAATGTACATTCAATGAGTAATTTGTATCCAGAGAAAATACCAAAAATGTTAGGTAAGTTAGGACAGAGCACTAAATATGTAACAGATCCAATGCGAGCTATTCGGCATTTATTTCCACAGGCAATAAAATCACATATAAATGCAATGGGTTCCGCTAAGTTTTTGGGGACCCAGCAATGGAATTATGAGAAAGAATTAGATCATGCAATTTGGAAAGTTCGTAAGCATACTTCAGCGGGTATTAGAGCAGGACCACGAGTGGGAATGGACATAGGTGGGCATCGCCATGTTTATTCGACTTGTGGAAAAAAACTAGAACAATTGGAGTATGTTCGTGAGCAAATAAATATAACTAAAGATGAAATTTTGCGTGATCCAAATTACATACCGCAAGATGTGGCTTGTGTAATAGTACCGAAAGATGAGATGAAATCAAAAGCAGGCATGACGCCGGAAGATGCAAAAGATGAAGACACAAAGTGTCGTGCGTATTATATACCATCGGTATTTCAGTATATAATGGCATGTATGATAATGGGTTTTCGTCAATTAATAGAGAGGGGTCATGTTATAAAAGTAGGAATAAATTTTTGGTGGGGAGGAGCAACAGCATTGGCAATGCAAATGCTGTATAATAGTCCAGAAATGGTATTTGAAGATGGGGACTTTAAGGCTCTAGATACTACCATACATTTGATGCTTTTGATGATGTATGTTCACTCAGCGAGAATGTATTATAATGTTGGTTCAATGGATGCTTCAACAAGAACGATATTTGAAGCTTTTTTTAGAATATGTGCAGAGAGATTGTCAATTAAAGTGACTCATATGTTTGCAACGTTGTGGCGTGTAGTGTATGGAGGCATGCCATCAGGTGCATTTGAAACTTCTCACGGAGATTCGTGGGTTGTGTCATTTCTCTACTATTTATATGTAGAGTGGGTTATTGAGAACAACCCTCATAGAAAGAATTTGATTCTTAAAATATATCGGCTTCGTTATGCCGGAATAATAGTGTACGGGGATGATCATGTTTTGTATACTCATAGGAGTATCCATGATATAATAAATGAACAAGGATTTGCACATTTTGTTAAGTATTATTTTAATATGCAAATTAGGAATATACATCAGGCGCCATTTATAACACGAGTTCATCCAACAGCAGGGGTGATTATAACACCAGGAATAGTATTTTTGAAGCGTTATTTTATAAATGCTTCGTCTGTATTCACTCCAGCAGAGATGATTTTCTATAAGATAACATCACCAGTATTGCCGTTTCGACCAATACATGCATTGACTAATAAATATGCATATGGTAAAGGAGATACTAAAAGTAAGATAGAGTATATGATATCAGCTATAGGAATGGCGTATGATACCCAAGGAACGAATAAAGCAGGATATCGTTTTTGTGAGCTAATGTATAAAAGATTACGACAGACTGTTGAAGAAGATCCTCGTAAAGAGATCCTCCAACATATAGAAAATATACGTGCATCAGGTCAAGATACGTATATCACCAGACTAATGCGTACATTGCATTTGTCTGATGAAGACATATTAGGTGGATTTCCGAATTGGGAGGATTTGGTTCGTCGTCATACTTATGATTCAGTAACCTGCAAATTTGGTGGTATGGGATTGAATCCTGAAATGCAAGGAATATCATGGTAATCCTAAAATTATTAAAAAA